CAGTTTGCTGGATGGCAGCGCGTCTTGCTGACTCCAAATCAGACAATGCGTTTTCACGCACCATGCTTGTGTATGGATTCATGTAAGAGCCAATAGTGCCTGGTCCTTGACCAAGACCTAGGTTGGTCTGCTGCGCTGTGATCTGACCAGGCTGATAAACACCGCCATAAGCCGCCATTTGTGCGGCCAAGTCTGTGCCAGATATGCCTGGGCCAGCGAGGCCCGTGTTGACCAGAGCTTCCTCGCCTGCCTGGTACATTGGGTTATAGCCAGCAAATTGCTGGACTGGCAATGCACCAGCGACACCTTGAGCCTGCTGAAAGTTGGCAAGAAACGCTTCTTTGATCTGTGGATCAATGGAGCTTGTCGATGTAGTTGTTCCACCTTTTGACATATTGCCACCTTATCCGAGTAAAGATTTCATTTTCTTGGCAGACACTTTGCCTTCATTGATCATGTCAAGAAGTCCCTTGCCGTATTTATTGACTGAAGACTTCTTAATCACATATTCACCCATGTCAAGGTTGACAGCGCCATCATCTGGACCAGGGGGATTGCCACCAAACATCAGGCCGCCATGGACCATGCCGCCTTTGGCCATGCCACCAGTGCTGCTTTGCTCAAAACCTAATAAATTCTGAGCATTTTGTTGTGTCGTTGTAGGTAATAAATTAGGGGCAGCCTTCGCCACTTCGCTGGTAAGAAGCTGGTCATACAAAGCTGGGTTATAGCCACCCATTGCTTGGTTTGCCATGACATTGGCATATGCATTGCCCACCGGCTTCATCTGGCCCATAACTTGGGCATAAGGCGATCCAGTGCCACCAACAACATTGGGGTTGTACTGAGCGCCAATTGGGATGGATGTGTAATTAGCAAAGTTCTGTGCAAAGCCTTGAGTGGCATTGGCAAATGGTCCAGTGCCGGTCACGCCAGTTCCTGTGGTTGTTCCAGTGCCAGTGGTTGTTCCAGTGCCAGTGGTTGTTCCAGCTTGCTGTGCTGCCAACTTGGCTTGATTGGCCAAGTAAGCCTCATAAGCCTTTTGATTGGCGGCAATTTGAGCATCGCTTTTGGCTTGGTTATCACGCAAATATTTTTGATATGCCGCCTCATTATCGGCAACCCGCTTTGCTTCAGCCAAACGCGCTGCTTCAGCCGCAGCTGCATTGCGTTGCTGCAAAGCCAAGGCCGCTTCGTTTTGCCTGCGGATTAAGTCTTGCTCTGCCGCAAGAGCAGCTGCCTGTTGGGCAGCAGTCAAAGTGCTGGCAGAAGTTCTAGCCTCTAAATTTCTGGCATCAATCAATGCTTGGCTGGCTGTTTTGTCTCTAGCTGTACGCGCTGCAAGTTCTGCATCAGCCGCAGCATTGGCTATCAATTCAGCCTCAGTCTTTGGCAATGCTGTCGCATATTGAGACGCAACACTCTGGGTCGTCACACCAGTGGCACGGGCCACATCTTCTGGACTGATGCCAAGTCGGTCCATCTCAATGCGTAAAAGCGCATTGCTTGTATTGTTTTTCTGCGCATCAAGCACAGCATTAAAAATGTTCCGATCAAATTCGGCCTGAGTCATGCCGTTGGCCAATGCCCAATTGAGTGCTTCTGATGCCATATTTATCCCCTAAAGTTCCTTTGCCATTACAGACCATTGTGGGCTGTAACCTTCGTCTTTCAAAAATGTCTTTGCCCAGCCTCTTCGGCCTGCCAAAGTCACCCTGGTGCAACCAACTGATTTGCCCCATGATTCGATCAATGGTCTCATCCTTGAGAGTTCATCTAGGTCGCCACCAGCCAGAAAATAATGCAAATTCTTTAGCCTGGGATAGACAATGATCTCTGTCAATACCACCGAGTCCTTGGCCGGCCACAGTTGTAATCTGTGATCCTCGACCATCTCAGCGACATCGTCAAAATTATGTGTGCCTCCAGAGTATTCTAATGCCGCTACCACATGGTGGCGCAACCTTTCCAAATGCTCTTGATCGCTCATCGCTTACCAGACGGCACAGCCTCTAATCTCATCACGCCCACCCGCCAGTCAGCCAAAGTGTTGCCAGTCACCTTCACATTGACTTGCCGGCCAGAAAACCGGACTGAAGTCGGGTTGGCTGCCGTATATGGTCCAAATGTGGATTGTGTGCCTGTCGGGTAATTTCGCGTTTTGAATGAAACCACTGCCTCACCCAGTGTCTGCTCATCTGGAATGACTTGACGCACCGACATGATATTGTCGCCATTGCCCAATTGGACTGGGCCAGACTCAGCGTAAAGGCTGGCGCTGTCATAGTTAAAGCCGACCTCATGCTCGTAAATGTAGCCAGTGGTAGACACCATCAAAGGATAAGTAAACACACCAGCATCAACCCCAGCAGTGCGAGCTAATGTGCCAATGTTCCAGTGGTTTTCGCGGTAGTTAAAAGTGACATAGCTGTCATTTTCATTACTGGATGCACTTGGGTAATACCACCAAATCTCACCAAACTTGCTGACATGGACCGCATAAATCTTGGAGGCTTGCGCATAGTTGATATTGTCAAAGATGTAATCTGACACATCACTTGGCAGTGGCTTGACATAGCCGTCATAAATCCAAAATCCTGCGCGAGACATCCAAATTGCTGCCGTATCAATGGCCGCCACAGCCTGGGCTGAAATGAGACCGCAGCCAGAGCCAGCCTTCTCAAATCCATAAACAAATGGAGCGCCAACATACTGGGCCGTGTGGACATCCACATCGGTAAACAATAGATTCACACCCTTGACGCGCTTGCCAGCGATGAGTGAGCCTGGTGTGGCCAGGTCATAGTCGCCAGCCAGGTTGTCGCCTGCTGGTGTCCATTGAGTGTTGTTCTCCTGGTCGCACCATTGCACCTTGCGTGGATTGCCACCAGCGCCAAGGGCAAAGATGATTCGCTCTTGCGTGACAAGCACTGCCTTGTTGCCAGTTGGTGCATTGGTAATTGCTGCCGCTTTTGTAGGCGTAGAAAAGCCAAGTTGCCACTCATAGAGCTTGCCATCAGTGCTTGAGCATGCGACCAAATATTCGCCCCATGTATCGAGTGACCAGGTGGTGGCTGCAATGGGTGTTCCGGTGTCTGGGCGTGCAATACCATAAGCATAAGTGCCATAAGAGCTGTATCCATAGCCAGTTAGCACTGTGGAGCTTGCATAGCCACTTGTAAAGCCTGTTGGCGTTATGTCTTTGAGTGTTCCAGCCTCATTCATCACATAGAGTTTGGAATGCGTGCCAGCAGCAATCCATCGATTTGCGCTGTTGTCGCGCCAAGTGATGATGCCTCGGCATGAGCCTGACATCTGTGAGCTTGATCTGGTGCGCCATCCATTGATGGGTCTGAGTGTTCCCTCATACCAACGCACTAGGTTTGCGTCATACCAGCGGCCTGCTGCCTGGTATTCAGTACCATTTCGGAAAACACCTGGGGGTAGCTTTAAAGGTATGTACATGGCAGTATTTATGTAATGTTTGAGACAAAGCTCATTGTCGCAATTAGCGAGGCCGTTGAGGGGTAATTTCCTGATGCTGCATAAGTTTGAATGCTTACTTGAGTGCTGTCAGTTTCCCACCAAAGTTCGACATAATCATTTGCATTTAAGCTCAAAAAGTAATTCCATCCTACCAATGCATGGCCATTGACTGAGCCGTGTTTGCTTGGCACTGCAAAGAATCCAGTCGATCCAGTCACCACAGTCCCATTGATTTTTAGCCATACCCTTGCGTCATGGTCCTGGGAATCTGGGTTTTCAAACTGACCAGACCATTGCAAATTCCAAATGCCAGCGTCAGCCACTGTAATTCTTGAATTGCTGGCCACACTCACGCCATTGGCGTAATCGACAGTATTAAGTGTCATGGCATAGGCCGTGTTGGCCGCTGCTGCTGTCTGATCAGCAGTGCTTTGGAAAGCCCCATAAGGGGCATTCATAAACCGACCACCTCTTGGGCCAAATAAAGACCCCAGGACACTTGACAGCTTTTTGAAATAAATGGTCAAAGAACCATTGTTCTCATTGAAGTGCCTGCGCTCATAGACCTCGGTCGGATAACCAAGGGTCGGTGGAGACGGGTTTTCAAGTTGTTGGGTTTGGCTTGCCATGACTCGATTTTGCCCTAAACAGCCCCCAATGGATAAGACTTTTCATTGACACAAAATCAGACTACGATAATTTTGCAGCAATCGGCTGCTTTAACTGGAGAATGTCATGAAATTTGAAATGGACTTGGGTTTTATTGAGAATGAAAAAATTACAATTGAAACGTGGGATTTTGACAAAATTCAAATCATCAGAGACTTTATTGCTTTTCAAGAAGAACACGGCTGGGCAGTTGAATATGAAGCAGTTGACCTTGATGATGAAGACTTTGAAGAAGAAGACACTGAAGAAGAAGAAGCCACAGAGGTTTGATTCCTGATGGGGCTTATTTGGCCATCAAGTACAGCCCCACATTTGAAAAGGCATAACCGGCATACACCACCGCCATGTTCGGATTGCCTTTAAGCAGCTGCTCTCCAGCAATGTAGGCGTAGATCGCGCCAGTCAAAATGATCAGCCAGGCGCTCAAAATTCACCTACATCGATGACTTCACCCCTAAATTCAATATGGTCCTCATCAAACTTGTGGACCAGCTCTGGCCACAACAATCGACCATTAAAGAAGTTCAGCACTGCAAAACCACTTCGGTGATTGCTTGGGTTTAGTTCAGCATAGGTAAATTGTGGGCCATCAATCTCTGCTAATGTTCCGGTATCAACGCCAAATCGGTTGCCTCGTAGATCACTGAACGGAGTCACTTTTAATGCGTGCAAATGCCCACAGACTGTACTGACTCCCGCATTCACAGTTGAGTTGTGCGTACTATGCACACCATTTTTGTAACGATGTTTGATAATAACTTCATCGGTGGGCCACACTGCCCAACAGAATTCCCAATCTAAAAAATGGTCTGTCAGTTTAAAGCCCAATACTTCTTTGAATTGTGGTGCGTGCTGGGCCAGCCGGTTGCCAAATCTGACATCATGGTTTCCCCATGTCCACAATAGCTTTACATTGTGCCTGGCTGCTTTGGCCACCTCCTCAATCTCACCCAATGCACCCTGACAAGCCTTTAATTCTTGAATAACAGTAGTCGCTGGCTGGTCAGTCACATCATAGCGCGATATAGACGCACCATCAAACGCATCCCCGTTACATATCACCGCATGGGGCTTGAATTCTTGAATGGCCCACAGTAAGCCTTTAAAGGCTGTGGACCTTTGACCAGGTATGAAGTGGGCATCAGAAAACACAATCACAGTGCCATCTAGCATCCCAAGGTTTACTTGTTTTAATGGAGAAAAAGATTTTGGCCTGCTGGCATCATATTTGGCACTTCGAGAGTCATTTGCACCTAATTTGACATCATGGATGTTTTCCATGCTTCGTCTGCGGTAGTTAACTGCTCTCTCAGTAATGCCTAAAATCTTTGCTACTTTTGTAACAGATCGATGTTTGTCCCACAAATCCATAAACTCTTCATCTGTGCAAGAATTCATGTTATTACTTGATACCATAAGAATCCTTGGAGAGTAATTTTTCTAAAAGATTGATTACGCGGTGTTCCTCTTTTTCCAGTAATTCAACAGAGGATTTTTGATCTTGGGCCGCAGTTATCAGGTCATGCAAAAAAACATGAAGCAGCTCATGCAGGGCCGTTTGGTCTAAAGATTCTGGGGTGATTTTTTCTGCACCAAAGTCACCCAAACGATATGTGGCCAGTCTAGCCCCATCATTGAATTCCACTGAAGCCATGGCATTCTTTGCAGGCTTCAATCCCTTCTCAATGCGCCAGTCGCCAAGATTAAGCACTTGCTGCCATTTCCGCACACTTTGTGCAAAGTATGCGGCATCATGTGGTGTAGGAATATTTGACATATCAACACCTTATATGACTTTTATGTCAATTTAATTTAAAAGCAAGCACTCAGCTTTTCTGCGCTTCAATAGACCAGGCAAAACTTTGCCTCCACCCTTGGTCCAGAGCATGAGCTGCTCTTGAGCGCCTTCCCAATCTTGGGCATTGATTTTTCGCTTTAAAGTGGATGTCTGGATGCGGCCCACGCCCAGGTTATATGCAAAGTCCACGATGGCATTGCACTTGCGCTCATCAGTGGCCAAGATGGGGCAGTTTCTTAATACGCCTGGCAGATATGTATGCTCCAGCTCAATCATCAAAAGCGCATGGGCCTCTTCCTGGCTCATTGGTGGGTCTTCTAAAGTCACCTTGCGCTTGTCAGCATAGTAGGTCGAGCCATAGCCAATAGTGGCCACATTGGCTGGGCAGAGATAGGGTTTACTTCTAAACCCTTCAAACTGCTTGCAAAGTGCTGCGGCCAACTCTAAGTTCATAACCCGCGCTTGGCCAATGTTCGATCAAGAAACCAGAAATTGATTGTCCCAGCAAGTAAGGCCGAGAAGTCTGGAGTCATCATTGTCTTGAACACTTCAATAGCTGGCGCGCCACCAAGCCATGCGTTATAGGCAAACCATACATGAATGAAGCTCCAGACAAACAAAACCCAGTATGTAACCACCGGCCTGACTGATGCAGATAAAGATGCGGCCCATCCACCAGCTGCTTTGACCATATCGGCCTGCTGCTGAATGGCGCTGTTAAAGGCATCCATGACACCCACATCAATGGCCGCCTCTCGTTGAGCGCCAATTTCTGCAAGTTTCATTTGGCCACGCATTTGCTCTAGTTCGCACTGGCGAGAGAAAAGTGCCAGCTCGTGTTTCCGCTCATTGGCCTTATCAAAATATTTTAGCACCTCTGGTGCTAATCGAAATATGCCACCAAAAATTGAGCCTAAAAGACCGCCAGAAAGAATATCAAACATCGCATTCCTTACATTTGTTTTTGGTTGACATTTTTACCCCAGCCAAAACGCCAACAGAAGCACCAAGGATGGTCATCAATGCTGGACTGAGCATTTTGAAAATTTCTGCATTTTCAACATCTTTTGACCATAGGCCAGCCAATAATGCACCAACCATTGCAATAAGACAAATACATAAAGTAACTGCAACCATAATGGTCACAATGTATGTAAGTTTAAATTTTTCGTCTTCCATACAAATCCTTATGCGTATAAATCTAATTTCCGATTAGTGAATATCTCAAGTCTTAACTTGTTCTGTTCAGCCTTCTTAACATATAGCTCAAAGGCTATATTTTGGATTTTGTCTTGCACTTTCTTTTGCTCTAAAGTAGCACGATACTGCTCTTGATGTTTTTCAATTCTGCGTTCTGTAGCATCTGTTTTATCAGGATAACCAGATGGTCTGACCATTGGGAAAAGACGTATTGCATCCATTATTTCTTCTCCCTTTCAAGTGCGTTCTTATAAGCAATAATTACTTTATGTCTTAACTCTGCACTATCAGCAGTACCCGCCCATTCTGCTAGATTATTCCAGATTACGACAAGGTCTGTACTTTTGCATAAGTGCTGATGATTTGTAAGCCAAATAGACATTTGCTCATGACGATATGATGGGTTATGAATTGTGTAAGCTATCGCATAAAACTCACGCACGCTGCATAGGTCTTTGCCTGTGGATTGAAGTGCTAGAGTCAGAACAAGTGCTATTAGCCATCTCACGGCATTGCCCAAAGAATGACATGACTACAAAACATGACAAAGCAAAAGAAAAAGGCTAGAGCCACAATAGCTTCTAGCCAATCCATCATTTTTTAATCCAAGTCTGCCAGACAGCACCAGCAGCCATGATCAACCCACCCACCCACAGAATAGGCTTGGCAGCAGAGGCAACCCAACCCAAGACTTTAAAAGCCCCATCCAAGGCGTTTATAGCCTCTACAAGACCTTTTGTATTCTTGTCGATGGTATCTACCTTAGTTTCTACTTCAAGCAGTCTTTCGTAGATTTGGGCGTGGGTGACTTCTTGTGTCATGGTGCATCAGGCCAAGTAACAGTCCAAGGGAATCCTGACTGAGTTGGAACATCACGCAATGCTTGGCGATAAACTTCCCATGCACCAGGTATGTTGGCATTCAATTCAAGATTCTTAATGACGATCCAATCGCATTCTTTGAGCTTGTCATCACGGCTTTGACGCACAGATTTAGCTTGTTCAGCATCTTTCTGTGCTTTATAAGCGGCTTCTTGTTCAGCGGCAGTTGTAGTTACACCATCAACAGTAGTATCTACAAAGACAGGGCCAAGCACATACTTTGTGTACCACTTGCCATCAATCTGCTCAACACCAGAGGCTTGAGAGTATTGGTAAACAGTACCACCAGTAGCTTGTGCGCCTTCTAAGACTACATCAGCACCCAAAGCCTCTAAGATTTCAGTTGTTGTTGTTTCCCATGATGGGCCACCATTGGCTTTTGTGTATGCACGAAACTCTGCTTCGTACATGACTGCGCCTGTTTGTGTTCTGATTTGCATGATTTTTCCTTATGCGATTGCCAAATAAATGTATGTGTCGCCAGCATTGTTTACTTCAGAATTAGTTGAAACAACTTGAAACCCAGTTGAAACGGAATACACCCAATTTGTATTAGTTTCTGCGGAAGTGCTGTTAAAAGCAAGTCGTGGGTCAGTACCGGAAACCATCCCACGAGCGGTATCCCACACCCACCAACTACCTAAGTTATTGGTTCGTTTAACCATTACAAACCTAACACCGCTTGGAAATCCGCAGTCTACAGTCAGGGTAGACCCCGTTCCTGTATAACTTCCTACTTTAGAAACACCGGCAACTGACGCAAACAGATACGCCACAAATGTTGATCCAGAGTTATTTACGGCCGCTGGCGTTCCAACAGTAAAAACAGAACTTGTAGGGCTAGTATTATTCCATGTTGCAGAAGAAGTTCCAAATGCGTCATTTGCATTGAATACCATATACCCGGTGTTGCCTGTGGGTGCTGTATAAACTCGCCAAGCAAACGCATCTGAACGACTTTTAATAATCATTAACTCAGGCGCTACGCCAAGATTATGTGCAAAGGTTGTATTAGCTCCCGTCCCTGTATAGCAAACCTCATCAAAGAAGCCGGGGGCGCGGCGGAAGTTCCAATAAGCAACACTTGTAGCCACTCCGAACCAGTTGTCTTGGACTCCGGTTTCATTATCAAACGTATAAATTCCGCTGAAATTTTGCTCGGCCCCAGTGGTTGCGCTGGTCAATGTTGCATTGCCGCCGCGCAATCTGTCTTGCCAATACGCTCCAGTAGCTGCTGATCGTGCTTGGTCGATCATCAAATCAACAGGGAAGCCCGCAGTCTCAAAACCGCCTCCGTTTTGCGTCACAGGCGCAAACACCTTAGTACCATCCGTGGGCACTTTCATCGGGCCTCTGCGAATGGCTATGTAGATGTAGGTTGCACCATCTGTATTTGTTGAGGAATTAGATGAGTTATTAAGAGAATTTGGAAAAAACCCAGTTGCTGTTATGTCAAATTGAGCTTGGGCATTAGAATTTTCTGCATTGGGCAAATTAGGGTTAAGTCGAGTACCCCAACTTCCTGAGTTTCTCATGTTGTCATAAATGAACCAATCCGCAGTATCAGATGCTTTTTTAACTATTAACAATTGTGGTTCATAACCAAGAGTAACAGTTGGCCCTGTAGTCACACCATTACCAGTATAAGACCCACACGAAATCACATTGTCTGTACCAGTCAGGCCAAAGCCTCCTGCGTTGTGGGCAAAGATGTAGGCAACATAAGTGTTTCCAGCACCATTTGTTCTTCCACTATCACCAACAGTAAAATTAGTGCTTGTTGGGGCTGTATCATTCCAATAATAAGAAGCAGTTTGAGCAGTTCCAGTAGTATTTAAATACATATACTGGGTTGCACCTAAAGACCTATGGTAAACAGCCCATTCATTTGTTGTGTTAGTTGTTTTGACAATGATGCAACCAGGCGTTGAGCCAAGATTGTGCGCAACAGTTCTTCCCGCTGTCCCATCACCCGTATAAGTAACAATATCAAAGAACTTTGGTTGCTTGCGGAATGTCCATGAAACATATGAATCACCATTTCCATTGAGTGCATTAGTTGATGATGTTGAACCAAGCGTAAAACCAGTAGTGTTAAAAGCAGTTAAATTTTGATATATGGAGTTTGTTCCCTGCGCTTCTGTTGTATTTGAATAAAGAGATTTACCCGTTCCAGTGCCCCTTACTGTGTCGTAAAGACCATGATAAGTACCGCTATTACGGCTTTTCATCCAAACCAAACCACCTTTTGTAGACAAATCAATATTATTGGTTATTGTGTTTGTAGTGCCATTGCCTGTGTAAAGCCACGTTGAAAACACATCCTCAATGTAGTTAGGAACAGCGGCTACACCACCGCCAAACCCATCATAAGAAGCCGCACCGCTAGTTGCTTGTAATGGCATAGGATTAAGCCTTAAATTGTGTGTTGCTTGCCAAGACTGTAAAAGTAGCGTTTGCAACTTTGATAATCAGATAACGATAGCTATCGATACCACTAGCATTACCAGCAGTAGGCGCACCACCTAACCACCTTGTCGTAACACCAGATGTAGTGCCATCAACTTGCACAGCAGAGTTGTAGTAAGCAGTAGAACCTTGAGTCACCAAGAAAGCTACAGTCATTGACTGACCTGTACTCATCAAAGTATTCAAGGAAGTACCGCTAGAGCCTCTGAAGTTAACTGTCCAGTTAGCACTTGCATTACTTGTGTAGTACAAGACTGCTTGAGTTGTAATGTCATAGTTAATTGTTCCTGTAGCTGCTGTTGCAGATACTGTGGCTACTTCTGCTGCGTCATTTAGGATAATTCCTATTTTGCTACTAGAGCCAGAAAAAGTATTTGTGCCTGTAAAGGTTTGATCTGATGCCAATACTGCATCACCAGTTCCAGTTCCAGCGCCAATTGCTGTTCGGAAATCTGAAGCACCTAAAGACGATACAGAATTATCTGCATTAAATCTTGGGAATGTAATTGCGCTTGGGTTTGTTACTGTGAACAAATTCCCGCCTAAAGTAGTCGCTCCAAGATTAGTGCGTGCATTGGCCGCTGTTGATGCACCAGTGCCACCCTTTGTGACTTTCAGCACTGGACCAGCATCAAACAATGCATCAATGGTGTCCAGGTCGCTGTTGAGCTTCGTTCCCCAGGAATCAGTAGATGCACCGACCTCTGGTTTGGTCAGCAATAGGTTGGTTGTAGTTGAGTCAGCCATATTTCACCTCATGCGGCAATTTGCCAGGATTCACTATTATCAGCAATTGGCGACCAACTTTCACTGTTGTCGCTAATTGCATCCCATGTTTCTGAATTGTCAGAGATTGGAGTCCAGGTTTCTGAATTGTCAGATATTGCTGTCCATGTCTCTGGCGTGTCGCTTTCGTCTTCCCATTTTAGACGCGCATTGACCGCCATGGATGACACGGCAGTGAATGCCACTGCACCAGATTGTCTTCTGATGGCATCAATGGCCATGGTGCTTGTGCCAGTCACAGCAAAGCCAGAATTGCCAATGATGCTGGTGGACACTGTCAGTGTCGATGTGTCTTCAATTGTGGCCACGCCAATGGCGTATCTAGTGGCTTCAATTGATACTGTGCTGGTGTCATTGATATCAATGACTGCTGATGCATACCTGGTGGCTGCCACAGCCATTGTGCTTGTGTCGCTGATGGTAAATGCCGCATCTTTTAAAACGACAGCATCAATGGCCATTGAGCTGGTGTCAGTAATGCTGATACCACCATCCATCACCTTATTGGCCTGCACAGTCATTGTGCTGGTAGATGTGATATTTATTTCAGCCGACACATACCTGGTGGCAGCCACTGCCATGGTGGATGTGTCGTAAATCTCAAACTGGGTGTTGGAAACAGCAACACCAGCCACCGCCATGGTGCTGGTGTCTGTGATCGTCACACTTGGCTCAAATGAGCCTCTTGAATAGTTGCCCTTGCCGTAAGAGCCGTAGCCGTAGCCTACCCTTGGATCAGAGTATTGACCAGCGCCAAAATTCCCCGATCCATAGGCAGCCATATCAAGCCAAAGTGATACTCAATGAATTGGCTGGAATACGCAAAACATCACCATCATTGATGGTGCGTGCAGTAGTCAATGGCGACCAGGCCAATAATGTGCCACCAGTTGAGGCAGTGAAAATGCCAGCCCAGCCGATTGATCCCCAGTTACCACCACTAGCAGCTGCAAACTCAATGGCCGCTGCATTGGTAAATGTCGTGGCCGTGCCAGAGCCTGAGATTGTGCCAGTGGCCACTCGGGCGTAGCCATTTCCAGTGACTTCAGTGCCACCACCAGTGTCGCTTGGGGCAGCCGTAAAAAGGCCAACATACCAGGCTGTTGGGCGTGTGGCGCTATTTGTGGTGAACACCCAGTTCAAAACCAGGTTTTCGGTGTAATCGGTAAAAGATGACATATCAGTCCTTATCCAAAAGTCTTGGCTCTGGTCAGCAATGCACCACCAGAAGATGCACCACGATCATCGGCAGTTTGTAAATCATTCAAGGCTCGCTCATACAGCGTTGCCCATGTCTGGATTCTCGCATCATCTTGCAAGTATGGGGCAGCCTGGAGCAATGCTCCATACAGATAAATGTCGGGGTTTGATGTCAAAAGCCAATTGGTGGCCACACTGCTTGATAACTTTGTCAACTTGGCGTAATAGGTCAGCTCAGTCGTGTAGTTTGCGTCTGGTGTGGGGACAATCCTAAACTGGCCACCGACAATGCCAAAGAATTTGGGTCTACCGCTAGCCGTGTATTTGGTCATCTCATTGTCTAAGGCATCAATGCTTAGAAACTGCAATGGTGTCTGGGGGTTTGTGCTTGTGAGCTTGAGGGATTTGGTCTCAAGAAAGTCAGCAGGCACAGCGCCATACTGCGCGTCAAAAGACGCATTGGCCCTGACGATCATTTGTCTGGTGCGCAATGTTCGCTCAATTTGTGCCTCGGCCAGAGAGATAAAGTCAGGAATGACAGAAGTCAGGTCCGACCGATTAAGCCAGTCACCAATGGATGTCTTTAATTCCGCGTATGTAGTCAGTGCCATTATTGGGCCTCTTTTTCCATCTCTTCTTTCACAATCCAAGTGTGTTCATGGCGAAATTCAAACGTGCCAATGTGGCCAATTTCCTTCGAGACATCATGGTCAATGTAGATTTTGTATCCCAGCTCTTGAGCTTTCTTACAAAAGAACACATCCTCACCCATATAGCCCCGTGTGGACTGCCATGGCATATCAAACCATGGCTCGCTCATTCCCTCAAACACCTCGCGCTTGATGAGCATTATGCCAGTGCCAATGCTTCCCACCTCTTCCAGTCCAGTCGATTCTGGCATGGTGTAGACAGCCTGGCGCTTGCCGTTCTCATCATAGTTTTGGGCAGTGGGGCCAGTTGGCATTCTGCGCCTGGCACAGTTGGCAGCCACAATCTCTTTGTCGTGTTTCAGCAGCCGCTGGACCATGTCTTGTGGAAACGTCATGTCGCTGTCAATGAAAAGAATGTGTGTGCAACCCTCTCTCATTGCATCCAAGCAAAGATCAGCTCTTTGGTTTTGGATAATCGTGCCTTGCATCAATTTCAGACTGATTGCGTCTTCGGTGTTAAGTGTGTGATAAGCCACCATGTTCACCATGCAATAGGTGTAGTTGGTATGGACCTGATCACGAGCAGGGGTGCAGACTGCAATGTAGTTCATACTTTTCCAGGGCGAGTTCTAAAAAATTGATTGT